ATGTCCGCAAATGTTGAAACCATGTTCTCTGTCCGTGAGACCCCTTGGCATGGCCTTGGCCGTATCGTTATGGATGCCCCTGCAAGCCGTGAAGCCTTGGAGCTGGCTGGTCTGGATTGGCAGGTGGAAAGCCGCAACATCTACTCCGGCACGGGTGCTATGATCCCCGGCTATCGCGCAAATGTCCGCAGCACCGATGATTCTGTTCTGGGTGTGGTATCCGACCGCTACCGCATTGTGCAGAACGAAGAAGCATTCCAGTTCACCGATGACCTGCTGGGTGAGGGCGTTACTTATGAGACTGCCGGTTCTTTGCAGGGCGGCAAGAAGGTCTGGATGCTGGCAAAGCTGCCGGAGAAGTATATCATCGCCGGAGATGAAGTGACCCCATATCTTGTGTTCTTCAACAGTCACGATGGCAGCTCTGGTGTAAAAGTTGCCATGACCCCGGTTCGTGTGGTCTGCCAGAACACCCTGAATCTGGCTTTGGGTACTGCAAAGCGTATCTGGACTGCCCGCCATACCGAAAATGTTCTGCTCCGGGTGCAGGATGCCCGTGAAACCTTACAGCTTGCCAACAATTACATGGGGGAGCTGGGCAAGGGCATCCATGAGCTGACCACCATCAAGCTGTCTGACCGCAAGGTACAGGAGTTCATCAATGAGTTCTTCCCCATCACCGAAGATCTGACCGACGGCCAGCGGAAGAACAACCTGCGCTTGCAGGAAGATCTGAAAGCACGCTATTACAACGCACCCGATCTGGAGTGGGTCGGAAAGAACGGCTGGCGATTCGTGAACGCTGTTTCAGACTTTGCCACCCATGCAGACCCCATCCGTAAAACTCGCAACTACAACGAAAACCTATTCCTGCGCACCGCAGAGGGCAACCCCATGATCGACAAGGCTTATAAAATGGTGCTGGCAGCAGCCTAAAGGAGCGAACTATGAATGATGTGAGCAACCGGGCTGTCCGGGAATTTTCTGAGTTCCTGAACAGCATTGAAGCCGATTTTCCAAAGCCAACTTGTACTATGGCATACGAGATCACGATGAAAAGCACCATTGTCAGTGCTTTAATCACGCTGGACACCGAAAAGCAGATGGACGAGCGTTTCTGGAACCATCTCCGGGTGCAGCGGAACATTCTGGATTTCCTGTATACCCTGTGGCTGGACGATGATCGTACCTTGGTGGATGAGTTTTCCACCATTATCAAAGACCTGGTGGAATATGATTTTGCCGCTGCAAACGAACACATGAAAGAGAGGTTGAACATTGCATGAAACGACTTGTATCTACACGGAACTTATCTAAAGAAGATTGGCTTCGCTATCGCAAATGCGGCATTACCGGCACGGATGCCGGGGCTATCCTTGGCCTGAATCCCTATCGCTCCGCATTTCAGGTGTACCACGATAAAATCAGCGATACCATTGAAAATATCGACAACGAAGCCATGCGGCAGGGTCGTGATTTGGAGGATTATGTGGCGCAGCGGTTCTCCGAAGAAACGGGCTTTAAGGTGCGCCGTGCAAACGCTATCTATCAGAGCGAGGAACATCCGCTGCTTCTGGCGGACTTCGACCGTCTAATCGTTGGGCAGAAAGCAGGATTGGAGTGCAAAACGGTTTCGCCCTTTTCTGCGGACAAGTGGGCTGATGGGAAAATCCCGGCTCATTATCTGGCGCAGGTTGACCACTACTTAGCCGTCAGCGGTTTCGACTGCTGGTATGTGGCAGCTCTGATTTTCGGCAGAGAGCTGGTGATCCACAAGATCGTGACAGATAAGCAGGTGCTTTCTGATCTCATTGATAAGGAAGAACTTTTCTGGACGAACCATGTTGTGCCCCAGATTCCCCCTGCACCCAACGGTTGCGAGTGCGACACCCAGCAGATCAACCAGCTTTATGAGGTAGACAACCGGGACAAGACCGCTGACCTGAGTGCCCTGCATGGACTTCTGGATAAGCGGCAGGCGCTTTCTGACCAGATCGAGCAGATGGAACAGGAGAAAACGGCCATCGAGCAGCAGGTCAAGCTGCAAATGCAGGATGCCGCCTATGGCACAGCACCGGGCTATAAGGTATCGTGGGTGTCCTCCGAAAGCAAGCGTGTGGATTCCCAACGCCTGCGGAAAGAGCAGCCGGACATTTTCAACCAGTACAGCAAAAATGTAAGCAGCCGCAGGTTCGCCATCGTTCATGTGGCATAAATTTTGTATCAGGCGGCAGAGAGTGACTTCTCTGCCGCCTTTTTTCTTGGAGGTTTATTATGGCTACGGAAAATCCATTCGTAAAATTGTTTGCTATCGACTTCAAAGATCATCTGGAAGTCAAAAAGTCCGGCAACACAGAACTGAAATATGTAAGCTGGGCGTATGCCTGGGCAGTGGTGAAAAAGCTGTATCCTGCTGCCAGCTATGAGGTCAAGAAATTCAACGGCCTGCCCTATGTTTATGACCCCATAACCGGCTTCATGGTGTATACCACTGTCACGATTGAGGGCGTTTCGCACGAAATGTGGCTGCCTGTACTGGATGGCGCAAACAAAGCCATGAAAGCCGTGCCTTATACCTACACCACCCCGAAATGGGACTACAATCCGCAGACCCGCCGCCGTGAAAAAATCGGCATGGAAGAGCGTACCGTAGAAGCAGCCTCCATGTTCGATGTGAATAAAGCTATTATGCGGTGCTTAGTGAAGAACCTTGCTATGTTTGGCCTTGGCCTGTACGTTTATGCCGGAGAGGATTTGCCGGAAGATGCTGCACCGCAGCCGGAGGCAGAACCGCAAAAACAGCCGAAGCCGAGACCCACCAGCCAAAAGCAGGAACAGCCGCCTGTGCCCTGCATCTGTGCCCGGTGCAACCAGCCCATCAAGAGGGTCAAGCTGAAGGATGGCTCCATCATGCAGGCCGCAGAGTTTGCCGCTACCCATGAGGGAATGTGCGCTGACTGCTACAAAGCCACCAGATTGAACGTAGCATAAGGAGATTTCAAAGTGAAAGAAGCAAAGATCAAAGTTCTTGCTCTCCTGCCGATGGAACTGCCAAAGGAAATCGAACTGAACAACACCCTTGAAACCATGCAGAAATTTGTAGGCGGGCTGATCGAATGCATTACATTGAGTGACACCGGTTCAGAGGTCACACTAGTCTGCAACGATGAAGGCAAGCTGCTTGGCCTGCCGCTCAATCGTCCGCTGTGGGATGGAGCCGATGTTCTTGCCGGGCCGGGATTTCTGGCCGGATGTGACAACGAAGGGAATCTGACTTCCCTGCCGCAGAGTACAATGGATTTCTACAAAGAGAAATTCAGCGCTTTTATCATTGAAATCTAAGGAGGACAGATTATGACCTTTAATGCAATGACCGAACACTACGAAGAGATCACGGTTTGCGGAAAGCCTGCGCTGTTCACCAGCATCCGCATCAAGAGAGATACCATCCCGGACGGCTTGTACGCTTACGATGTCCGGCACGATGATGAGTGCCGGGGCATCCCTTGTGAGATCGCACCCTTCGTGATGGTCAACCACTGGGGCACCATCATCCTTGCGGAACCGCTGGAACTGCCGGATGATGGGCGGCGATATATTGACGAGGATACCGACTGGAACTACGCTCCTTTGGATGGCGAGGACACCGCCAATCACAAACCGTGCACTACCATTTCTGATTTTATGACTGCCTATGCCCACTAAAACTGTATTAAAAATACCGTATATTCTGTTTTGTATTAAAATCAGCCGTTTTCAGGCCATTTCAAGGTGCAAAACACAGTCTTAAAAATGTCGCTCGTTATCTTTGAGCCAGAAAGGAGACGCATGAACATCTATGGCTATTGCCGTATCTCTACGGCAAAGCAGAGCATTGACCGTCAGATCCGCAACATCAAGGCCGAATACCCAACTGCCCATATCGTGCAGGAAGCCTACACCGGCACATCCATCTTTCGCCCGGAGTGGTTAAAGCTCTACCGAGTTCTGAAAGCAGGAGATATGGTGGTGTTCGATTCAGTATCCCGGATGTCCAGAAATGCAGAAGAAGGTTTTGCTCTGTACGAAGACCTCTACCATAAGGGCATCCGGCTGGTGTTCTTGAAAGAGCACCACATCGACACCGAGACCTACAAAAAAGCCCTGTCCGGCAGCATTGCCATGACAGGGACGAATGTGGATTTCATCTTGAAGGGCATCAACGAGTATCTGATGGCCTTGGCAAAGGAGCAGATCAAACTGGCCTTTGAGCAGTCCGAAAAAGAAGTTGCCGATCTGCACCAGCGCACCCGTGAGGGCCTTTTGACCGCCCGACTGAACGGCAAGCAGGTTGGCCGTAAGAAAGGCATTGGCTTTGAAACGAAAAAAGCCAGAGAAGCCAAGCAGATTATCCGTACCCACTGCAAGACCTTTGGCGGCACACTTGACGATGCCGAGTGCATGAAGCTCACCGGTCTTGCCCGGAATACCTATTATAAGTACAAGCGTCAGATTCGTGCTGAACTGATAGCTGAACAGGATTTGCCGAAGGGAGCAAGTATCTTTTATGAACCGCCAAAATCATTCTGAGCCGGAGAACAGGCTCACCCCAGAGGAAAAGCAGGAGTTTTTAGAACTTCTTGCCCGACTTTCCCCGGAGCAGCGTGAAGCACTGAAAACAGTGCTCAGATCCTTTACTTAACAAAAATGTGCAGGGCGGCGTTTCTGCTACCCTGCACATTTTTATTTTTTGTTATGCACGCTCTACTCTGACGCTGCCAGTACGAGCATCTTTGATGATACGGAAACGAGAGCCGCAACCAGCGCAGCTTTTTGTCTGATTTGTTCCGCCTCCAAGGATCACTCGTGCCAGCTCGTGCCCACAATCAGGGCATTTGATAACCTTCATAGCCATATCAAAACCTCCATTTGAATTTGACTTATCATTTTAAACCGTCGTCCGCCGAAGTCAAGCAGTGTTACCATCTTCTTTGTTTTTACACCATACCGCACGTAGTTCAATAGCGGTTTCCTTCATAGTAGGCGGTTTCCTTCATAGTAGAAATCGTATGCCACCTGTAAGAATTCGTCTGCTGTGTCAAATTCATCACCACTGTAATCTGAAACGAACCAATTCCCATCGTTATCCACCGTAAAGGTCAGCTTCACATCACAGGCAGTCGGTTCATCGGCCATACCCATTGTATAATCAAATGTAGTGTAGGTTCCTTCCATTATTACATTGCCCGTTGTGTCATCATAATACCAACTGTAATAGGTAGAATCCTCAAATAGATAATCCATGACCATGCCATAGGTGATTTCATCCAATTCAGGATGATCCGGATCATCGTTTTCCCAGCCATCCCAGACCGTACCATAGACTCTGTCGATAACTTTATCCGCACCACTAATATAAGCGTACTCGTCATCAGAATCTTCCTCCGTATAATCAGAGGTACTGTTTTCCGAATCATTCCACACCGTATTATCTGATACCGCTGCCTCGCTTTCTACCCTTGTTGCAACACTCGTCGATGTTGTTTTATTCATGCCGATATAATACTCATTCAGCATGTTCAAAATAATCATTTCCTGAAGCCAGTCCAGTTCCGTTCCATTGCTGGTAACATGATCCAAATTAAAAGTATCATCCGAATTCAGAACAAAATAGAATGTAAACCGCAGTGTTCTTCCACTTTCAACGACTCTATCACCGGTATAGGTTACAATTTTTTTGCCGTCTTCTTTATAATTGTCCCATTTAGAATCATCGAAATATGTATCAAAAATCTCGTCAAGCGTTGCATCTGCACTGAAAATACTGGGCATCTGGCTGTCCGACAACCCACATGATTTTATGGAGTCCATATTGAATCCACCGGACGCAACTGCTGCAATCACAACGATGACTGCGATGTTAGCAACCAGATTTATGATCTTCTTCTGTTTCAGATACCCATGAACCGCTTTCTTCTCCTGCTCCACCTGCACGGCAGAAAGCATTTCCGGGTAAAGCAGCGAGATAATCTGCGAATAGATCATATTTCCAAACAGATAATACCGCGACTTGTTTTCTTCTTTTTTACTGGGGACACTCAAAATACTGAGTTTGAGACCATTTTCTGTATTCTGAACCTGATATGCTCCGTACTTTTTGCTGTGGAACACCACTGTGTCCGCTGTATCTGTGATTTGCTCTACTTCTGGCGTTGCAAATCCTCGGCGAATCACATCTACTGCCTCTTCCCAAGTCATTTCTTCTGGCAGATATAATGCCCCTTGGTCACGAGCTGGATCGAACACCTTCAGATAAATGTCATCTCTGCAAAACAGGCCATATATAATAGGCACGACCGCGCTGAGCAAAGCTGATTCTATAAAGTTCCAAATGCCCGCTCCGCCTAAACAAACTACAAATAAGATTAAAAATGCCAACGTTGCAAAATAGGCGATTTTCAGTTTTTTCTTCATATCTTCCCAGATAATCAGAAACTGCGTTGTTTCGGTGAAAAGGACGTGATACCCGTTCCATCCGTCAGACTTTTTCTTTTCTTCCCACGCTTCTTCTCTCTTATCAAGAATTTTCATGGTATTTTGTCTGCCGCCACCGGTTTCTTCGTCCGGAACCTTTTTAACCTCTTCCATAATAATTTGCTCCTTTTTGTCTGTCGTTCGGTCGTTCGTACGGATATGGAACGCTTTATGCTAAAAATATTATACGATATATACAATTATGAGTCAAGCACCCAGACAATAAAATCGTAAGTACACACTACGATTTATCCAAGGAGGCCGAACCATGGAACGAGAGAAGCCCACATTTGATATCCTAGGCCGTATTGAGCGGGAACGCCTTTCCCGTGGCTGGTCTGAGTATGCCCTCGCAGAGAATTCTGGCCTGACACAATCTACCATTTCTACATGGCGCAGACGGAATCTTCAACCCAATGTAGCTTCTCTTGAGAAAATCTGCTCTGGTCTTGGTATCTCGCTTTCCCAGTTCTTTCAGGAGGAAGACTCTGTTTACTTAACCTCCGACCAGAAGGAACTTCTTGATCTCTGGGCTAAACTCTCTCCTGCTCAAAGAACTGCGGTCTCTCAAATGCTGCGTTCCTTCCTATATATAAAGGAAGAGGTATAAAATTTTTTCCGCTCGTGAGCCGCTTGTGTCAAAAGCAAATTTCCGCAAGCGCCCCTATAGCACACCCATTTTCAGAATGGGTGTGCTATAGGGGCGCTTGCAAAAATTCACTTTCGACACGCGCGTCTCACTCACGGACTATGTTTTTGTAGCTTCTTATATAAGATAAAATTCAACTATTCCACAGCAAAATACGGTCAAGCCCATGAAGGACTTGACCGTTTTATCATTTTGAATAACAGGTTTTAGATACAAGATTCCCGAATTTTTGCAAGATCACTGTTCAGAAGCGTTTCATGTTCCAGAAGACCATGCTGCACAGCAAGCAGAAAATACTTATTATTATGAAGAATCTTATATGCTCTTCGGTAAAGTTCTTCCAGTTTTGCTGACTTGATGGCTTCATTATAAGAAAGTCTCTGCTCGGACATTCTGTTGTCCTCTGATTCAATTCCTACGAAGCCACCACCTGCAAAGTGACACAGCCAAATATCCATGAGCTTATCTGCTTGCTCTATATCGGCCGATGCCTGAATATCCATAACACCATAGATCAGAGACACACCCGCTCTGCCTGCCAATGTTTTGGTCACTTCATCCAGAAATTCCTCCTCATTTTGTGCATAAGTAGCACAGCCATTTGCCATACCACCGATCACACCTTGGCTTCCGCGAACCGTGACAATTCCAATGCTTCCGGGGTGAAGAACTTCTCCGACCACTGCATGGGCAGCTTCATGTACTGCAATTAGCTGACGCTCTGTGGAGTCAGTTTCCTTATCCGTCTTTTGGAGTTTATATACCACTTGAAGAAGGGCTTCTGTGATATCTTCCTTCTGGATGTGCTCATGACCTTGATAGACACTATTCAGCGCAGCAAGGTTCATTACCGTTTCCAGTGTAGCGCAGCTTACCTTGGGCATAGCCTTGACGATATCTGAGATCAGCACATCCTCTGCCAAATCTTTATCCCTGAGATAGTAGCTGACAATGTTCTCTGCATTCTCTCCAATCGGAGGTTGCAGATAGATCACATAATCAAATCTACCCGGTCTCAACAGGGATGGTGGCATATACCTTGTATCGTTAGTAGTAGCAATCACAAAAAGATCTGTGTCCTTTGCATCATCAATACAGGCTTGCAGACAAGCCCATTCCGGAGCATAGGGAGAGGTGGATTCTACATAGAGGTTCAAATCTTCTAAGAGCAGTATACTAGGTGCTTTCTCCTTTGCCATAGCAAATACAGTCCTTAATTCATCCAGAAAACTGTTTTCCTGACTGGTTTTACGAAAAACAAAGGGCTTCCGTTCGGACTCTTCCATCAGGATAGATGCCAGCAGACTTTTTCCAAGACCAGGATCAGATTCCATCAGCAGCCCTCTTGGAATAGAAATGCCCTTTCTTTTATAAACCTCCGGTCTTTTTAGAATATCCAGAATCTGACGCAGAATCTCTTTCGTAGATTCGTAGCCGATAACTTTTTCATCAAACTTATCCATTGTATTCTCCCTTCTTATTTACGTTTTGATTTTCTGTTCTGATTCATTTGACCTTTTGCTGTCAGAGAAATGCTTCCGTATCGAACGATATCATCGCCATACAATGCAGCTTCTCTTGACTGTCTCATTTGGATATTATTTTGAAGCATCTCGTCAAACTCAGATTTCCATTGATTTGTTACCGTTACAAGCATATTCCACTCAGATTCCCATTGAATATGAAACATATTCTGTGTTTGAAACGATACTGCACAAACTGCAAAATGAATATGTACATTAAATCTATCCGCATGAATTCCATAGGCTGCAATATAACCGTTCTTCGCATAGATACTTGCTATTCTTTCTGCTAGAGATACTACATCCTGTGGCAAAATACAATCTGTTGCTGCGAAGGAAACAATGCGGTGTTTTGCAAACTGCGGAATACCTTTATGTCTTCTCCTGACTTCAAAAAGCATCAGGTTATAAACGGCACTTGGATCACACAAATATTCATTGGGAATCATCGCTGGCCGACAACCTGCCAAGGTATTTGTTATAGTATTCGCTCTTTGACTATCTTCTGCTGTTTTATCTAATCTAAGAATATATTGTAGTAACCGTTTTAAATCTTCCAAAGTTTCATACTTATCATTTTTGAGTTCTATATAAGACATATCTATGGACCTCCTCTTTTATCCCTTCCAGATCTTTTTCACTCGCATAATATCCAATATTAGATATAATTTCATCAACAAGGTCTGCATCTATTTCAGTAAAGTAGATTGCACTCTTAAATACTTCTGTTTTACTTTTACCAGTTTCATCCATTCTCTGTTGTAGATGAACTTTATCTTCAGCGGTCAATCGTATATTAACAGTATCTCCCATTATAAGCACCTTCTTTCTATTCATATATTTCATAAAGATAAATTAATATCATTGAAAATATAGATGAGAATTTATAGAATAAAATATTATTTATGACGGCATCCGCCTCCCCCCCCTAGCAAGAATAGCCAAATGTATATACACTACACATTCGGCTGCTCTTGTGCGACCGTTTGTACTACAACTATTCCATTCGGCCGCTTTATTCTAATGTTAGTGCCTTTAATAAAGATCAACTTCTACCTTCCTTCTGCTCTATACATTATTTAGCATTAACATTGGATTACCCGTATGTACATCACTCCATCAAGCACTACTTTCAGGCATTAGAAAACCCACATGGAACATCATCCATGTGGGCTTTTTCATGTTACCACCCAACTGATTTCAGGTGGGATTCTTGTATAATATATTCCTGTACCGCTCTCTTAGGAATCCTCCAAGATCGGCCGATCCTCATGGCCTTTATCTTTCCAGACTTCAAAAGCTTATAGGTAGTGTTCATACCGCATCCCAGCATATCAGCGACTTCTTCTGGAGTGATCAGAGTGTCATAGCAATCAAACATAACGGCAAATCCTCCTTTGGTGGGTTACTATAATGTTGCCGAAGGTCAAATCATACCAGATACAGAGAAAGGGCGACCACTTGCGTGATCGCCCATTTAGTTATCTCCTATTTACTTTCAACAGAAGCATTTTCGACAATTGGAAAAAATTTTGCTCTGAAATTTCACCTTTACCCAGCACTTTAGCGCACTTTGAGTTTAAATTTTTCTGAATATGTCGAAAATCTCTTCATATTACTCTTGCCAGAACGCTTATCATATCAATGTCTTCCCTATATGGGTCTTGCGGTGTAATTGCTTCCAAGACCGTTCGTATTGCAAATGCTCTACATTTGTTTTGTTTACTCGGTTTCTCCCATAATTTCAAGGTCTTTAATGCCGGCCGATTTCCCGATCCGCCTTCATCCACATATTTTTTCAGTATATCGTACGCTTTTTGACTGTTCCTTCCCGCAAGCACATAAATTGACCTAACTACCTCACATAAAAAAGAAACATATCTATTTCGAGAAAAAATTTTTTTAAAGAAAGTCAACCCCTCCGTACAAAAAACCACCGGAATATCACATTTATAATCCAAATTCAATACCCATCTATTAACCTCGCTTTTTATTGCATCTTTAATATCCACATTCATATCAACCGAAACATCTTTTAATGTGGTCAGAAAATTTTCAAATTCTATGATTGCTCTACTATGATAAATCATCTCCTTTGCAAACTCATTTATCATATATTCACTGCAACTCTCGTTTTCGTCCCTTTTATTTCCAATTTCAACCAACTCTTTACAAAACTCATCGTATTGTTTCATCAATCTCTCTTTGCGCTTTCTTTGCGTAGCCATCTCGTTTTCATCATCCATCCACTCATCCCATTCTTCTACTGGTGGTCTTCCATCTATATACTCTGTATATAATTGCAGTACCCTCATCATTTTATAGTCGATACTTTCAGTTCGTTTTTTCTCCGTAATATTCCATACGATTTCTCTTACAACCGGAGCCAAGAAATCTTTTATCTTATCTTGTGAAAAAAAGATATATGTGCACGGTAATTTTATCAAATTTACATAGTGTTCTATTTTTATTTTTTGATCTTCACTTCTATTTTCCGCCCCCACCTTTTCTCTGATTTTCTCTTTCCATCGTTCATTATTATTACAAATTCCTCTACATTTTTCTTGAAATTCTTTTATTTTACTTTTTAATCCTATATTCCCTTCCACAGCTTCACCTTGCTTGGAATCGCACATTATATTTTCAAGTGTCATGTATGGCGAAGATAAATACTTAAATGTCAACAGTGCATATGCCAATGCATTAATATAGAAAAAGCCCTTAACGTCTCTTTCATCCATACAGAAGTCTTCCCACGGCGCATATTTATTTAATGCATTATAAAGTATCATTTCTATGGTCTCTCTATCTATGATCTTTTTACAATCCACTGTATTATACCACTTTGTAGCCTCCTTAAGTTCCTTTTCCGTTCTATACGGCACAAGCCGTTCAAATCCCTCTTGATTTTCCATATCTTCTCCTTTTTTGCATTATTACGTCATTTTCAATCGCTGTCACAAAATTAGCTTTGTGTGACAGTTTTTTTCTTTTCATTAGCCCCTAAGTTTTGCTATATTTTTCACCATAGTAACGGATGTCGCTTACGAATAACCGCCTACTGTACCGCACCTTGATAATTTCATAGTGGGTAGCATACGCCAATGGAACGGTCAGACTGCCCACAAGAAAACATATTCACAAAAGGAGGTTTTTACCATGAGTAGCAAATTCATAGTCTCAAATCGAGTTCACGATCCACCCAGAGATTTTACTTCTGTACCTGCCTGTACCTATATCGACAGCAGTGGTCAGGAGTTCATTGACATGGAAACGCATCAAATGGATATAGATGCCAGAGATGCGGCCTACCGACAAGAAGTACACAATCGACTAGTTCGGCAACAGAGTGATCCTGCCCAAAAAGCTGAACTAAAAGCGTTCTTGGCCGAGTTTAATCACTTCGATAATTTTGGATTCGATGTAGATATTTACAAACGCCCTTGGATCATTAAGAAACGGGTTCCGAACGACACTCGACCAATCCGGCGACCATTCACGCCCTGCTATGATTTCAAAGCAGTTGTTGTAAAGAAGATCGAGTGTGACAAAACAACCGAATGGATTTATGTGTCATTTCGCATTCCATACAAGCCACCCGGTGAACTCTGGCTGAAAAAAGACGATTTTAGTCCCAAGAAGCTGCTGAAGAAGTTCATGTCTGCTGGTGGTGTCCTCTACTATACCGCCGATAGCAAACAATGGGCAGATTTATTGGCGGCTTTCATCAGTTCAATTTTGGACACTGAACATCCGTACTTGCTGCCTCCTGTTGGATGGTATCAATCAGCGGATGGCCGCTGGATCTATACGCCGCAGCTGAAAGAAGCTTTAGCTACTCCAGCAGTAGATACCACCCGCTCAAATCGGCTTTCCTTGGTTTTAGCCGGAATTTTAGGGATTATCAAAACCAGAATTCCTGACAAATTTAAGGGCGTTCATCGTTTCTTTGCTTTTGGGGACGATGATGCTGTTGTTCCAACATGGATAACCGCTGACGATATACCGAAGCACTTCAATGAAATGCTCGATCAGCACGGCCCCGATGTCCTGCTTCCAATATCCGGTGACGATCCGATGCTCACAGCCACCATTGGCAACTACCGTTCAAAGACGAATTTTGCAACGCTGATTACGCGGACTAAAACAGAGCCTCGTTTTCCGCTGTGCCTTATCGTATCTACGAACGGCATTACTGAGTTGCAGCAGAAGCACTGTCTGTTCTTGCCTCATGAGGAAGGCCATGCAGCCGCGCTGCCTCTGACAGAAATTGTTAGCAAGCTGTGTGCCCTTGTTGAGCACAACCCAGATGCCTTTGAGCGCATCGTTGAGCGATCCTACACAACTGCTTTAGGTTCCTTGGATGAAGAATGCGCCTTTCGGAATGAAATCGCGCTTCTAAGCGTTTCATCCGCTGTTCTTTGCTGGGCATTAAAACTCCTTAAGCAGCCGGATTCAGCGCAAACAACACACGAGGTCTGTCAGGCATACATCAATAATTGCTTATCCGAGTGGGACAGCTCGCTGGATTGCAACGCAAAGGAAATTTTACACAAGGCACTCTTTTCGGCAAGCGAAGCCGGTGATATTCGTTTTATACGCTATGAAGAGGTCGATTCCAGCTATGACCCTGAACGGGACATCGTCCAAAAAAAGGATGCTTTCCTTCTGAAAGGGTCTTTGCTGAAGTCTCTGCTCCATGAGTATGCACCGGGATATAGTGCATCCGATGTTATTTCGCGTTTGCAAAGTGAGCATCTGCTCTCTGAGTTCAGCTCTGCCAAAAAGATTCGCATTAACAGCGGAACCTATGTAGATGCTCGACTCTTGACTTTGAAGTGCAGTTGCTTAACCGAATATGAAGATTCTGATTGAAACAGGAGGGACAGAACCATGAAGTTGAAAATAGGCTCTACCTATCAAAAAGCCGTTACAATCGTTGAAAAACTCAAGGAAGGGAACGCTTCCATTTTTATCTGTGGAAAAAGCGGCGTAGGAAAGTCTACTCTTTCCTACGATATTATAAGGGGGCTGCTGGAGTCAGGTGTTCGGATCGTAGTCATAGATCACCGGCACGCTGTGTCTTTTCCAGTAGAACTAGAACCGTATGTACATCGTCAGGACGTATCTCAAAAGCCACTCAAGCTGCATTTGTTCGGGGCATCAGATAATCCAGCGGATGCGGCTGCATCTTTCGCTGATACTATCACATCCGTTATCGCTCTGTCGAATGCACAAGAACAGCTATTGCAGCCTCTTTTAAAAGAGGTGCTTCGCGCTTCACCGGCTCCGAATGAAGTGCTGGAATACCTGCATCAGGAGATCAAGAGTTCTCATTCACGCTCTGCGCCCGGTTTGGAAAACGCCTTGGCACCCCTATTTGCACAAAAGCTTTTTGAGGATGGTGACATAGAGTTTTCTCCCGGCATCACCTTGCTGGATTTGAGCTCGTTTTCGTTATCTACGCAACACATCGTTGAAGAGGTGCTTTTTGCAGCACTGTTACGAGAAGCCACCTGCGAGGATTTTCCGCCTACCTTTTTGTATCTGGACGAGTTAAGCAACTATACGCTACGCTCTTCCAACGCATTGGGGCGAATCCTCTGTGAGGGCCGCAAACAAGGTCTGTACGCACTGCTGGTTGCCCAGAACATTCGTGTGTTCAAGCCTGAACAACGGATTTTGCTTCAGCAATGCAAGTATATGATGTGTTTCCAGCCAGCGGATGAAGAGGTTCGTATGTGTGCCCGTTTAATTAGTTCGTCAGGTGGAACCAAGTTGACTTCCATGCTAAAGAGTCTTCAGGTTGGTGAGTTCATGGTCTCCGGCCCAGTTTATGTAGGTGATTCTGATACGCCGACTACCAAGCCACTGGTCGTCCATAGTAAGTCACCAGAGGATGTCGTTCCTGCCAATGGCCCGCTGGCGATTCCGGTACCTTCCGATACAGAACCGATCCTGCCCCCAGCGCAGATTGACCTTCTTCTGCCGTTGGACGCTCTTGATGACTGTGACGATGAAGAAGCCGCTCCCAGCAAACCGGAAACCATAACGGAGAACGCCTGTCCTCTGCTGCCGGATTCGCCTTCGGAGCCTTCCATTGAACCGCTGCATCTTCGTGATAAATCTTCTGCTCCACAAGAGCAAAGTCAATCCCAGCAACTGCAGCTGCTTCGATCTGCAGTTTTTACATCCGTTCCTGTGAACTCGTATTACGGTAATTATAACTGTTCTTGGCCACCAGCACAAGTGCAACCGGCAACCTTTTCTTACCCGAACATGGATTTCAGTTCACTGATTCAACAGGATGATGCGCAGATTTCCTTTCAAGCGCTTATCACACCATAAGGCAAAATGTACGCTAATTCAAGCAGATATGCTTATCATGAAGCAATCCGCTTCGCATTCAATTTTAATTTCAGGAGGAAAACACTATGAGCACTCATACCAACATCAACATGTCCCCCGCTGTTTCCAATTTTGCAGCCGATCTCAACTCGGAACCGATTTCCTTTCCGAACACCGATACATCCATCAAAAAGTCCGTCCTGTTCGTGCCGCTCAATGAAAAGTGGTTGTTGACGATTCCAGAGGCTGCTGCCTATTTTGGTGTAGGGCAAAACCGCATTTCCGAGCTTGCCTTGCAGGATGGGTGCAAGTTCGTTGTGTTCGTGGGGGCTAAGAAACTCATCAAGCGGAAGAAGTTTGAGGAGTTTTTGAACGAGCAATACGCCATCTGATACCCTATAACGCCCGCTGAAGGGCTTGCATAAACTACGCCCGCATGATACAATAAAATGTGTTGTGTGGGCTCTTTTTATCTCGAAAGGAGCCTCAAACATGGGCAAAAATCTTAAAGGAAAACAACTCGGAAAAGGGCTTGGTCAGCGAAAAGACGGTCTGTACTATGCCCGTTGCCGAAATTATCGCGGTGAGCGTGAGGAACGCTGCTTCAAGACCCTTCCAGAAGCCAAGAATTGGCGACAGGAACAGCTCTATCTACGCTTACACCCTGAAGGTCGGACTGTGGCATCGCCCAATATGACGGTGGACGCATGGTTCAATCAATGGGTCAAAGATGTCGTTGGCAACCGTGCTCCGAACACTGTTCGGAATTATCGGGAGCGATACGAGCACAACATTCAGCCATTCATCGGTTCTATGCTGCTGCGCGATGTCAAGCAGATCGACTGTCAGCGGATTTTGAACGCCATGGAGGACGACTACGCCGGTTCAACCATCCGGCAGACCTATATGACAATGGGCACATTTTTCAAGAGTGCCAAAGATAATGGCTTCATCGACCGTCATCCTATGGATGGTGTTCGCTATACGAAACCTGTCCGGGCGGTTGATGACATCCACTTTCTGACTGTAGACGAGCAGAAACGGTTTCTGGAAGCTGCCAAAGGCTCCCACAACTATGCTCAGTACGCACTGATTCTGGAAACTGGCTTGCGTACTGGTGAAATGATCGGTCTGACATGGGATGCTATCGATTGGGAGAAACGTACCCTGACGGTCAACAAGACCTTGGAGTTCCGCTACAAGCAAGACGAATGGCGTGCTGGCCCTCCGAAAACGGAATCCAGCTACCGTACCATTCCTTTGACTGACACCGCTTACGACATCCTGCGGGAAATCTACGACACCAGAGAATACCGCAACGAATCGGAAGGCCTCTCCACTGTCCTGACCTTTATGGATCGTAAGACTGGTCAAAAGCGGAAGCTGGTTATGTGCGACTTAGTGTTCATCAACTGGCGTACCGGAATGCCCGCCAAGAACAGCTCCTATGACACTCACCTCTACAAGCTGTGCGATGATGCAGGGATCGAGCGATTCTGTATGCACGCTCTGCGCCATACATACGCTACCCGCGCCATTGAGAGCGGAATGCAGCCCAAGGTCCTGCAAAAGCTGCTGGGTCACGCCAGTATCACGACCACTATGAACCGCTATGTTCATGTAACAGACGATTCCATGAAAAAGGCCGTAGCGCAGTTTGCAAAGGCACAGGAAGCACAAAAAGGGTGA